CTCGCCACGATGCGAGATACGCAGAACCTCCTGACCTTCGCCCAGCGCCTGTTGCAATGTATTCCAACAGACAACCCGAACTCTGGTGATGGTGATTGCAGTACGTAGCGAACCATCAAAGGATGTAGTTATCAGAACATAGTTCTGGATGACATCCTGTTTATACGTCAGTGCATTCTTACCAACTATTGTATCCGCAGAGGCTTTCGCTAATGCGGTTATCTTCCTACCATTGTGCAGAGAGATAAGGGTTTCCATTTGGTAACCCGCTTCCGCACACAGGTCGGACATGAACTTCACGATGTTGGCAATGGAATGGACATGGTATTCCTTGCTTACAGTTCTAGGAGATAGCACATCTCCAGTGTCATTCCTGACAATAAAGAACTGATCGGAATATCTAATTTCTTCTCCAAATTTACGCGCATCTACGTTTGGAATGGTTGATCCCCAGCGATAGACAGCGGGAACCTTTACGTTCTCCCACGTCATATTCGCCTTCTGTCGCCAGACTTCTGGCGGATCATTTGGGTCAACTTCAAAGCCCAGTCCATGCCACGGCTTTTCCCCGACAGCGTATGCCATTCGGGACACGCCGTTGGTTTGGTCTAACATGTGCATATAGTTCTCCTTTAAGAGAGGTTAAAAGAAACCTGATAATTATTTATCAGGGTACTACTTTGGATTATCCTCCATTTCTGGATGGATGTCCAATTCTTCATCCGGAATGATATTAACATACCGCTTAAAGAATTGATCGAGTCGTTCTTCTTTCGGGTAGTCCCGAAGAAGTTCACGCTTGGTCGGGCAATCCTCTGGTGGATTAAGAGACTTCTCCATCTTCATTGCTTCGGGTGAGCCGATGATTAGTTTCTTAGTGGTAGTCATGCCTTGTACTCCACCAGTTCATCTTCATCGAACAATTCCGATACGAGCGAGTATAGTTCCTCGATACCTTTTGGAGTTATATGAGCCAGTATCGCTGACACAACATCATTAAGATCTTCAGTGGCGTCTGCGTTGCAATAGATTAACCACTTGGGCATATTGTTTTCCAACCATACTGCTTTCTGGGATACTGCGCTTGGGTTACTCATGTTATTTCTCCTTGAAAATAATGGCGTCCCCTGAGGGAATCGAACCCCCATTTCTGGCTTGAGAGGCTAGCGTCCTACCGTTAGACGAAGGGGACATAAGTGTGACGGATCGCATCTTATGGTTCAGATGACGAGAACTCTTTGGTACATAAGATACGTTGTTGTACGATGCCGTCACTCACCGTAATGAGGAGCAACCAAAGAGTCCATAGAATAAGTTGCGATGGATCGAGACAGATGCCAAAAGGAGGAGGAACCGGAAGGAACATCCGTCTCGTTGAACGATGCCATCGCACACCGTTTACCATCCTCACGGTTCTAAAGGATTGTGAATATAACAAGTACACTAGCGATTACGAATAGCACTAGAAGAAAACAACTTGCACCGTAGATGAGCCAATCGCTAAAGTTCATGATGACCATCCCATTCTAATTCGCGTGTACCACCATTTCCCCTCGGCAAGGAATCATGGGTAAGGCGAAGATCATCATAAATTTCTTCAACAGTTACGCCCAGTACCTCGAATAAGTAATCCACTATTGTATACGGTTCGCTCGTTACGAGGTGATGCAAATCCCAATACTCATCGCCAGAATACGTTCTGGTCTGAGATATTCCAGAATGGTAATCTCCATAGGATAGATACCAGTTGTTTTTCTGCTCTGGTTCATACCCATACGCTTTCAATGAATCCCAGTTCGCCTTGAGTAATCGCTCCTCGATTATCCCAATTTGTTTCGGGCTGCACCTCTCATTCTTAGAATGTTGATCCCAATATGCTACACTGATATTGGTACACTCGGAAATGAGTTCAGTATAGTTTGCCGTATCGGTGAATGTGCCTACCTCATCACCACCTGTAATTTCCATTAGAGTTGCCAACTCTGATGCAAACTGCTCACTACAACATCGTTCACAATTTTGGAACTGTATTACATCATCAGTTCCCTTTCGATCAAGTCCAATTGCTATCTCGATATTGTTTAATAGCTGTGGTGTTTCGTTAGCAATAAACATGGAACCAACCCCTCCACGTTCTTCCCCTCTGTGGAAGATATACAATCCGGAGATTTCGTTCTCGATCATTGACAACATTAGGTAGTTTCCTACTGTGTCGTCTCCACCTAAACAGGTAGAGTCACTGAAAATACAACCGTTGTTTCCGTCTACAAACAACTTCTGCTTTCCATCATGTCTATGCACTGTGTCAGTATGTGAGGAAAACAGAATGCGTGGATTGCTCTGACCGATAATCTTAATATGATTACCACCGCCGTCAACCCAATCACAGTTAGGGAGAATGAATCTCTCTAGGTATTCTGCTTCAGATTTACCTTCGTGAGGTCGTGTGTATTCAAGCATACTTAAAAAACGCTCCTCATTTCTCATGGTACACCTCCTGCGCTAATGCGCTGTGAACCTAATAAATATTTATCAGGGGTCTGTGAGTATATCCCAGCCATCTGGATAAACGTGTGAAAGGAATTGTAACTTCACCTCTAGTTCTTCTTCTGCGCGGCGCGAATGAATAAAGGTTGTTGTATTGGTGTCTGAGTTATACCAAACACCATCTCGACAACGCGGAGAACTCAGGCAATCTTTGTACTGTTGGTACGTTGAAACAAAAATAAGATCATCATTGGCATACCAACCCTTGTTGGTATCAGAACATTGCTCCTTGAGGTATACTTCACCGTCCTCAGTAATACAAAGACCATGCTCGGATAGTGCTTCGTCGGTATACATACAACCGTCGAATTGCCAGCAACTCTCCTGTGTCCACTCTTGATCCACCTCACCAGTGTAAGCAAACTCGTATCCAGCATCCACAGCACAATCATCACAACAGTAGGCGGTGTTTTCAACAGTCCACACTGTGTTATCATTCTCGTCGAAATCAGATTCGCATTGACTACAGAAGTACTCGAAGTTTGTACTACTCTCGAACACATCTAAAGTATCTACGTTGAAAGCCCCTACCCTGTGTAACTCTCCAGACTGGGTATCGAATGTATCACCACCACTGGTTACGAGTAGATGTCTGATTGGACCTTTCTCGCTGTATATAGGACGAACAGAGGAGTACATCCCATCCAGATAGGGGCAAACAACAATATCAGTCTCACCTCCTGCGTGGGGTATATAATTCAACCTTGCATTTTCAAGAGTACCACTGTCAGCGGCAAACCCTTGCAACGCCAATACATTTTCCATAAGGTGCTTATGATCGGTGTTGTTGCATGGATAAATTCGGATGAACTTTCCTTCGTAGAGTAATGTGCGTCCAACCTTATCCCCTGTGTCCTTTTGGTATATCACCGCGAGGTGTATTCGAGAGTCACCACCATAGCACTCGCATGGATGAACACCGCCAGTCTTGAAGTCCTCAGGTTGGTGAGACATACATGATTGCAGGTTTGTACCCTCAAAATTCATATACTCTCTGGCAATATCGTCTGGAGAGCGAAACACTGTTACCTCATAGGCGAGGTGTTGATCCATAACAAGCGATACTACTTTTGCCCAAGCCTCTGCGAATTCCTTCGCCATACACTCTATAGATGACACTAATGGAGTAGCATGTCTATCCATCTGGAACTGAGTAAAGAATTTGGCAGGGCGCACTTTGATTCTCTTATCCCTATCGCGGTTGAAGTACGACAACTTAAAGTCACCATCATCATCGTATGCTATGTTGAAGAACAAAATGTCCTCAGTAGTGAACCACTCTGTTAGCACCTCTAAGAGTGCGTCATCGCCTTTACGCAGATGAACGAAATTGAGATAGTCACATATTGTGCTATCTAGGAGATCATCAGAGAAATCTGGTAGCCGGATCATATCTGTTGCACTGGATAGATCAGACAAGATATCGCAGTCATACCAATCAGGGTTCGCCGGACAGTGCTTTGACAACATATTGTCAAGTAGTAATCCTTCCCATTTCTTGCTAATCATGGGGAGCCTCCACTATTCCTGTGTCCAGTTCGATCAGTTTTAGTGCCCTCTCTACGATAGCACTAGGGTCACGACCTGCATCTAGCAACGCCTCGTCTATCTCTACCTCAGTCATGTTGTTGGTCTCCTCGACATCTTCGTCAGCGAGTTCGTCAGCGAGTTCCTCCATAGTCTGAGGCATCTCGTCACGCGCAGTTGCACGGAACCGTGTGTCTCTGCACCAACAGTCCGGCTTGTTACAGTGGAATGTAGACATATTACTTCTCCTTTTTGGGGTTGACCTAATAAATATTTATCAGGGTTAGATGGCTTCGTAGAACAACGCTATTATCAATAGCACCACGAAGATACAAGCTACTACTGCAAAGTATAGATCACTGTTCATTGCTTTACTCCTTCCGGTTTGGAACTGGTTGGTTTGAACTGACCCCCACTCGCCTCCCTCCTTTTTGATACTATCAACATTTTACATGTTAATAAGGTAGGTAGCAAATAAAGGTCATGGGTTGAAGTGAAAAAAATAGAGGCATATCAATCAGTAAACAATCGGAACCTGATAAATATTTATCAGGATCGGACTACGGACAAAAAAGGGACAGCCCGTAGGCTGTCCCCATATGGTTATGACTTCTTCGCGAAGTCGAGTTGTACTTCTGGTGTCAGTCTACTACTCGGCGACTTTTCCATGTCATTCAAATCGTAACCCGCTGGCAATGCCATCAATATCTCGGTTGCCACGTCGGCAATCTGCCGAATCTGATCGGGCGACAATCCATCATCGGAACGGACAGTTTCACGATTGCCGGTATCTGGATTCTTGATTTTGAGTTTGATACCGCCTTTTACTACTTCCCCATTTTTCACGTCGTCGCGTTGGTTGACTTCGGACAGCAATGTTACTGCGCGGTCAATACCTTGCATTGCCGACGCTACGCGCTTTTCGACTGTCTGATCTTCCGTCGTTGCAGATGTTTCTGACTTAATCGCGAAGACTAGCGGAGCAGTCTTACTTTTGGTTGCGGCGAGAATGGACTTGTAATCAAAGGTAACAAATCCGCCTTTTGTTTTCTTGCCCTCGCTGACAGTGGGCGTGATTGTCATCAAATCCGAATTCAGCAATTTAGCAACAACGCATGAATAAGACAACGACACCAATTGCTCAGAACATTCATACTTTTCGGCAAACCGTTTTTTGGTTGCGCCATTCATAGTGATTGCGCGATCTTTGCCGACTGCCGACCCGTTCCCGATAAACGTAGAATTGTATTCCTGAAACTGTGCGTTCTCGCTATGCCACGAGATAATGCCCAATGCCATCTGCGTCTGTCCTTTTCCGGCTGCGGTCATATGGTTAGTGGTACGAGTAGAGAATAAATACCCATCTGTTGCCGTCTGATCGACGACTGGTAATGTTGCGATATTCGCCATTGTTGGAATCTCCTTTTGGAGTGAATTGTTACTCGGGACGACACATCGACGCGCCGCGAACCTGATAAATAATTATCAGGATGTTAGGCAATCGACAGCGACCCGAGCGGGTAGGAAATGGTAACATCATGCCACCATCCCTCATAACCAATCCTCGCAATCAGAGAGGAGGCGAAAAAGGAGTCTCTTTTGCGAAATCCGAATCGACGTTTCGGTGGAACGATCCGCCGCCCCCTTCGCCGTTCCGGATAGCACGAACACGCACATAGTGACCCCCTGTCACTTTTTTGGAAATTTTAGGCACATACGAAGAATCAACAACTTACAGGAGAATTAAAATGGCTGAATTAGTATTAGCTGGTGGTATCGTGGTATGGATGCTAGGCCGGGGATTTGGTTTCTGGTAATGGCTAACGGACTAATCTCGGAAGCGGCTAGATTTGCAGCATCTAACGCAGCAAGGGATGCGCAGACAGCTTCTTTGGCTAAGAATGAATTTATTCCAAGGACTACTGCTGCACAGCCTAATCTGTCTAGAGGCGGTTTTGCAGCGTCTAATGCAGCAATGGATGCGCAGCGTTTAAAACAGCTACAGACCCAAAGGTATATGGAGGGACTCCAAAGAAATTTATTGGAAACACGAGCCAACAAAGGTGGAGGATTTCTCAGAAATTTTATTAATTACCTTATTAAAAGTGGCGGAAGGGGAACTAGATTAGGTTTAAATCCTGCAACCCTTGGGGTTTTAGCTGGTCTATATCCTTCCAAGGCTGGAGCTTTTGAAGCAGATATGCCCTCTACAGGTTTTGGGCCGATTGAGGGAATTAATCCTTACGATACCGGGGCTTTCCCCGACTTCGAGGTTCAACCTCAGCTGCCACAAGTTATACCTACTGGAGTTTCTACTGGTAACCCACCGGGACAATTTGATCCTGATCCAAACCGTATTGCGGCGAATGATTTTGTTGATTTTGCTCCCCCTCCTCCCAAAGTAACTACTACTCCTATACAGGATGATTTTGGAAGTTCTTGGCCACCTCCGGTTCGAGGAATGGATTTTGAGGATATTAAAGCTAAGGCACCAGTTGTAAAGGCTGATCCTTTTGCTTTTGAAGATAAAAAGGCAAATCCAAGATTTACACCTAGGGCAACGCCGCCCCCTAAAGTCCCAAGATGGGGAGGAAGATCAGGTGGTCCTAAAAGGCCTTCTTCAAGGCGCGGACCTGCTACTACCAGAAGAGGACCGCATTAAGAGGATATATGGCTAAGAAAGACAAGAAAACCAAAAGAAGCGAAAAGACTATTCCGAAGAGGAATTATGCCTGATGGCCAGAGGATTACTCACCGCAGGGGCAGGCCTGACTGATAAGATAAACAGACTGAAAGATTTTATTAGAGAGGAGGTTTCAATATATGGATCACCTGACGCTGGATTAGGCTCGACAGCATCCATGCTTGGAATGAGTCAGGCAGATTTGAATAAACACTTCGATGAGTGGTTTGATTATGCCATTAAACCAGAAATTTCTTCTTCAGAGTACCATAGGAGAGGCGGAGAACTTTTGTCTGCAGATTCTAGAGAAGGATGGCATAGTAAAGTTCCATTGGGTCAGTTTGTATTGCCAGCCTTAGCATTAGGATATCAACTTCCACAAGAGATCGCAAGAGGATGGAAGCAGAATGTAGGGTTTTCACCGGGAAGTGGAAAATACTCGGCATTGCTTGGATTGGGTAAAGGACTTTACACAGGTGTTAAAGATGCTGCGCATAACATCCAAGGTATGGCTAGAGCCGGGCAATTTGATGAGAGGTTCTATCAAGAATCTGGGGAGGACTATAAGAAAGGCTTGGGAGCTGATTTTGTTCCTCACCAACAAACCAGTGGTACACATTCGCGACCACTTTCCGTAGAAGATATTCTGGGTGAAGAGCCTATAAAGCCGGATGTTACGGAAAATATAAATAAAGTTACACCGCCTGTAAAGCCGTATACTCCTGCTAAACAATTTTCCTTCGAGGATGTAAAGTCTAGGGCAGCAAGACTCCCAGAGTCTACACCTGCAGCAGGTGCAAAAGATATATCGTTTCTTTTGCAGAACACACCCTCTGCTACTCCAGTTAGAAGAAGGAGAGGTGGAAGACCAGCCAGAAGAGGATTTATCCCCCCGACCAGAAACTATGGAGGGGGTCATCATGGACGCTAAAAGGAGTAAATGGTAATGCCAGTTAAAAAAGTTAAGGGGGGGTACAAAGTCAAGTATCCCGGTTCTAAATCTGTAGTTAAAAAAACTAAAGCGGGTGCTAAGTTAGTCCAGCGCAAGCAGAAAGCCAAGGGAGCGTATTGATGGTGAAGTCTAAAAGAGCCGGAAAGAAGCCAAAAAAATCTGGGGAACATATTGGTGCTACGCCAACTAGAGGTTCTCCTCGATTTACAGAGTCTGCCAGTAAGAAGAGAAATGGCAAGGCTAAGAAGGGTACTTGATAATGGCTATTAAATCTTATACGTGGGGAAAGGCTGCACAGAATGGAACCCCCAAAGGTGGCAACGGAGCAAAGAAAACTAAGTCTAGGGCCGCTGGTTCTGGTGTAAAAAAAACTAAGAAAGTAAAGTGAAAAAATTACTGGTGCTGCTTTTGCTTATCCCATTAGCGGGATCAGCCCGAATGTTTCCTCAAGAAGTTCCAATAACTTCTGTATGTTGGGATAACTGGGAAGAGGCTATACAATATCATAAAGATATTTTGGGAGAATATCCAATAGGAAAGGGAATGATAAACAATCCCAATGGTCCTACATTCTCCACCATTACAGTAAACCCAAAAAAACCATCGTGGACGTATATTCACTTCCATCATAATGTACAGACAGGTGAGCAAGTAGTTTGCGCTATGTCTTCTGGCACTGATTGGGAAGTTATTATACCTAACTTTGGAGAGGCTGAAAAGATACCAATATGAGCAATGGAAACCAACTTAACAAAAGCCTATCGATAGGGCATGTAGTAACCACGGTAGGCTTAGTTATTGGTGGTTTTGCATTTATTTATGATTTGAGAGAACAAGTCGCTATTGCTGCATTTCAGTTAGACAATGTAGAAAAAAGATTAGAGAGAGTAATAGAAAGAACAGATGACCAATTTGGTGAGATAATGGATCATCTTATTAGGCTGGAGGAAAAGTTGGATGCAATTGTTTTATCAAACTCTCCCTCTCAGTAGAGAATGGAAAAGATGGGCTTTAAGAGTTTATCTTTGTTGGTCTGTTTGCGTTGATATTACTGCGTTCAGTGCATTGGTCTGGTATATTTTTAAATGATTGATTTTAACCACCTGACCAAAATTAAGGAGAGTTACTTTGTTCATCTCAGTTTTACTATACGCCTGTTTGTTGGCTTTTTATTCCTTGCTTGTATATCTTTAATACATGGATTGTTTCCTTTTATATTAACCAGTATTATTTCTAAACAAATAGAAACTTTAAATTCAAGGTTAAAAGAAAGATGAAAATAGATGCTAAATTCTTTGGTGCAATCATTTTTCTATTGGCACAGGCTATTGCCGCTGTAATCTGGGGTGCTTCTCTGAGTGCAGAGGTTTCTAGATTAGCAGCCATACAAGACAGAGCAAATGAAACTTCATCCATTGAACTGATTGCCTTCAGATTGGACGGTCTCACTAGAGAGATAGAAGATATGAAGGAGATGGATAGAGAAATCATCATGCAGCATGAGAAGTTATTTTCAATATTGGGTAATCAAGCCAGATCTGGTGGTTCATCTAACGCTTACGGAAATTACTAAGATGAACTACTACTATAAATTTAACCAAGTCTTCAGAGGTAGGTATACTGGAAGAACTGGAAAATGAGCGATGCGATTGATGTAAGCGACAAAACTAAATTTGCGATGCCCATTCGCAATCTGATCTCACTGATTGCGTCTGTGGCTGTAGGTGTGTGGGCTTACTTTGGGATTATTGAAAGACTGAACCGTATAGAAACGAACAACATTTTGATGCAAGCAGACCTTGTAAAGAACACTGAGTTCAGAATTAAATGGCCCAGAGGTGATTTGGGCAGTTTACCTGCGGACGCCGAACAATTTATGTTGATCGAGCACCTCAGCGGCGAGTTCGACAAATTACTCTCAAACATTGAAACAGGTAAAGCACCATTCGACCAGCAACAAGCCCTCACACTGGACTTCTACAAGCAGAGAATAGAAACCCTTGAGGGGAAGGTGGAGACACTAAAGGATAACGTAGCAAACTTAAAGGCACACAATGGTAATTAAAACAATGTTTATTCTTATGTTATTCCTTAATGGCAATGTCATTGAGTTCATGGGACACTATGAGAATGAGCAAGGAGAGTGGGTTGAAATGGGTGTTCCCGGATGTCTTCAGGTAAAAAGAACATTGAGTCGGAATGGATGGAAGGATAATGCTAACACAGATACCCGATATGCTTGCGAAAAGCATGAGGTTGCAGTTGAGGATAACTGGGAAGGCAGAGAAGTAGTTCGTAAAATTTTAGACTAAAACATGGAGAATAAAGATGGCTCGCAAACAAGGTTACAATGCTAGATTAGATGAAAGATTGGGAATTACAAGAGGTAAACAATCTGGCAAGAAAATGTCGGCCTCGGGTCGAAGGAAAGTTTCTAAAGCAACTCGTAAACCAAAAGGAACATACGGTTTTGCAAAGAAAAAATGACAATAACCGAGTCAGCACAGAACAAAGTCAACCAAGTGCTGAATGGAGAAGGTTTCTTGGGCATATATTTGGAGGGCGGAGGATGCTCTGGCTACCAGATAAAATTAAAGGGAGAAACAGAGAAACCCATCGACGCCCAGATGCTTACGGAGAATATTATTTCAGATGCTGTCTCCTTGGGTTTGTTGGGAGATGCTGTTATGGATTGGGACGATGATCCATTTAAGCCATCGTTTAAGTTTACTCCGCCTACGGGATCAAGTTCTTGTGGCTGCGGATCAAGTTTTCAAATCAAATAACGGAGAAAATAATGGACGCATTGAAAAAGTTAGTAGAGGAAGTAAGATCAAAGCCTTGGATATGGGGCGTAGTAATTCTAATCGTCGCACTTGGCATTTTTGGTTAATACCATTATGTTTATTGAGTCTGACGGGATGCGGGACTCTGAAGAGCAGCCTGATAACTGGCGCGGCAACGAGCGCAGTTGTTGGTGCAACGAGTGTCTTACCGGGGGGTGTGATTGTACCGACAGTAGCCGCGGGGTTGACCGCTGCGACTGCCTCTGCTCTGACTGCTGAACCAACTGTTAAAGGGGAACCTATTGCAGTTACTGCTGATACAGTGGTTAACAATGCGCCTGATAATTTTTGGACATTGCTAGGCAAATTGATCTCAATGGGTGGTTGGGCATTAATATTAATAGTAATCGTTCCTATGCTCTTCTCTTGGTTACTTCCGGGTCCGATTCAGTTTAAAGGGAAAAAGAAAAAATGACCGTTGCCTCTAAAAGAAATTATCGAAAGGAATACGATAATTATCATAAGAAGCCCAAGCAAAGAAGCCGAAGGGCTGGAAGGGTTCAGGCGGTTAGAGAGATGAAAAAAGTTGGAAAACATCAAAAAGGAAAGGATGTTCATCATAAAGACAGAAATCCTAGAAATAATTCAACAAGTAATTTGAGTATGGTATCCAAATCAAGGAACAGGAGCAGACGTGGCTAAAAGTAAATTTCCGTCCATATGGACAAAAATAATGTCAAGACGAATAGAAGCTCTGTTTGATCAGGGTGGCTCTATTGCGGAGGCATGTCGAGAGATGGGGATAAGCAGAAGCACATTTGCTGCGTGGGCTAAAAGCACTGATGCACAAAAGGCTACTTTTAGGGAAGTCGTTAAGATGGGTAAAGAGGCATCTGAGGCTTGGTGGATTAGACAAGGTAGAGAGAACTTGGATGTGAGGGGGTTTAACAATAACCTCTGGTTACTCAACATGGTGAATCGTTTTGGTTGGAACTCCAATAGGAAAGAAGAAAGAAAAGAGATTGAACACAAGGGCACTGTCGAAGTTAAAAAGAAAGTTGATGTTGATGCTATTCTTGAAAAGGCAGTGAATAAAGGAATAGAAGAAGTTTCAAAGAGTATTCATTAGGGGGCGCAATGGTTTCGACAGGAATAAAAGTTAACTCACTTTCTGGACGCGGGTCCGATTCCCGCCGCCTCCACCAAAGGTAATTACTATGGCCGGACGACAATTACAAGCACAACAACAAGCCAGAGCAAGAGCAGCCGCTGATATAATGGATACATCTATGGCTGGGTTAGATAGACACCCTCCTGTAGTTGAAAAAGGTTTTTGGGAAAATCTATATGGCGAGCCTACGACCAGAAGCGGTATCGGAGGAGAATGGACTGTGATGGATATTCCAGAGCGGTTGCCTCCACAAGATGATATTTACGGATTGCCACCAACTTCTGCTGGTGAGCAGCTTTCTAGAAATGCTTATCTTAATGATTTGAGAGCCGATCCGAGAATTGTTGGTGGCAGTTATCCCTCATCTGCCCCCGCCTTAGATGAATTAAGTTTTGTTAGAGATTCTCCTTTAGGGATGAATACGCTTCCTCCTGTTCAGGATATTGAACCGGGTGTGAATGTAGGAGTTGGTGATTATCAATGGCCGCCTTTCTCTTCACAAACTCCTGTTGGTCCTGATGTTGTTTCTGGATCACAATTTATTCCTGAGAGGTGGAGGACTTCAAGATTTATAACTGAATCTGGTAATCCTCTGGTTTCCACTGGAGAAACTTACCCCTTATCAGATACTACTCTAAAAGCTTTAGGTGGTGTGGAACCTGATTACGGAAATCAGGCGTTGTTGAGAGAGGATACTGCAGCCGCTTATGCAGAATTAAAAAGAAGATTTGCAGATGAATTTAAGGGCAAGCAATTAAAGTTAGCCAGCGCTTTTAGAAATAGAGATCATAATGCGGCCCTCCCCGGTTCTGATCCTGAATCTCCCCACATGGAAGGAGATGCTATTGATATAAGTTTTCAAGGCCTCACTAAAAATGAAATAAAGTGGTTAAAACATGCTGGTAAAGTAGTGGGTCTTGAATTTAAGGAATATGATGGAAGTCATCATTTTGATTTCAATAGGCTCTTAGCTGATGAAGCTGGTGCTGCTGATATTGGAATGATCGAGGCTGTAGATAAGGCTGAAGAAGAATTTTCAGGGTATGATATACCCGCAATGGTTCGAGAGTTGGGAGAGCGGGTTATTACTGGACCGTCAACGGCTCCAGAAGCTCCTTTGGCAGATGTGGTGGGAGAATTACCGCTGGGTCAAGAAGATTATCTAGGTTCTCAAAGACAGATAGATAACACTGCATATTGGCAGGGAATGCTGGAAGATAAAAAAATGCGTGAAGCAATGGAGGGGTATGGCCCTCGGACGCCAGCCCCTGTTGCGACAGCGATAGGAGCCACTGATTACCCGTATCAGACAGGACATAATGTAGTAGGGTATGGTCCCGGCGGGTTAGGAGATCTCCCTCCAGCGGACGTTACAGCCGCTCTGATGAGGGATTCTGCTGCACCAGTGCTGCCAGTAGAAGAAGAGGAAGTAGTATCAGATCTAATTCCTGATTTTTATGACGATAGATTCCATGTTCCTACTGCGGTTCAGAATTTGCAGGCCAAAGTTGGCAAAGGAACTGCTCCCTTTTATAGGGACGAGAGAGCAGGATTGCCGAATGAATTGGAGACGGTGCCGCTCCCAAATGCTGAAGTTGTTGCATCTATTAATGCTAGGTATCAGCAAGAAGCGGACGATGCTCTTGCTGCCGAATTAGAAGCGCAGGAAAATGAAGAATCATTGAAGGTTGCTAAGGCTTTAAGAAATGAACAGCTTTTAGGAAGTTTTGAAGAAAGAGCTTCTTTTTACTTTCCAGAGGAATTTGATCCCGATCCAGCAAAGCTTGCGGAAGAGATAGGAGGAATACAAGGTGTAGAGCTTACAGATAGAATAAGGGATCTTCTTGGAACGACAAAAGATAAGGTAGCAGAAATTGCAGGCATTACGAGAGATCAAGAGATGTCGGCAGAAAACCAAGCGGCAATAGATCAGTTATTGGGTACTGAAGGGCAGAATTTGGATGCTACCGGAGAGGTTGTTGGGGTTGAAGATAGGGTGCTGCCTCCATATCCTCAAGTATTGGCTCCTGAAGAAGCGGCTATAAATGCATTCCCTACGGAAGCGGATGTGGTTACTGATTTTATTACCGATATTCCTCCAGCAACAACGACTGCTCAAGATGGGCCTTTGCCCTTGGAAAAACCAATATCAGCAGGACCTGAGGAGTTGAAACCTCCAGTAATTGAAGAAGCAGAAACTATAGAAGACTGGACAGCGGCCTTGTATGGCGAACCGCCGGGTGTTCCACAATTTCCTGTAGTGCCTCAACCGGGTACTCCGGAATTGACCAAGATGGGATTCTTTGCTAAAAACTATAGGCAGTCTGATCTGGTTAATCCCCCGTCTGAGATGGTGCGTAATGCATTCCCTTGGGCGGCTAATCTTCCTACCGATATATTAGAAAGAGCGGCTAGGAATCCGGATTTTCTTAGGGAGCTGATGGATAAGTACGGAAGGCCGGAAGGTGGAGGGAGTTGGACTAATCCTGATCTTGCGGCTACCGCTCAAGTAGCGCAGCCTTCTCCTCAGGTGGCTGGGCAAGATAATGGAGTACCTCCTGACTTGCAAAAAGAGATAGATTCTCTTGCTACTACTGGTGGTGATGTTCCTTTGCCGAGAGGTTTTAATGTCCCTTATGAAGCGGCACAGGAAATGACTTCTGCACAAGATGCTCAGGTTCAATCTGATGCGAGAGCTTCATTGAATGAGTTAATTGGCCAGTTGAGTTGGATACAGAAAATGGCTATACAAGGATATGGTATTGATCTTGATAAATTTAGTGGCTTTTTCACACAGAATGATATAGCGGAGTTATATCAGTTTATGCTTCAGAATAAAGATAAAGTCGGCCCTGAGATTTGGGCTCAGATTGAAGCGATTAATGAGGCATTAGGATAATAAAATGCCAATAAAGAGATGTGCTCTTCCCAAAGGGAAGAGGGGATGGAAATGGGGTAACAAGGGGAAATGTTATCCAACTCGTAAGCAGGCCGAAAGGCAGGCAGCTGCCGCGCACGCGGCAGGCTATACAGGGAAATAGGGTGCCAGTGTGTTGCCCGTTATAGCGAAGGGCGTTGAATATAAGAATAATAATGCAAACGCCGCAAAACAATTTGCTGAATGGGCGCACACTGCCCCGTTTAATCAAATGGTTGAAGCATGTGCTGATTGTCATCGTGATTCTAATATTGATGATTCTTTCATTAGGACTCTTGGGCAATTGGATCGCTATTACCTTGGTGTGTTTCTTTGCAACCGCCATGATATGTTACATCCGTGGATCTATGAAAGATGCAGAGAAGTCGAGTCAGAAAGAGATTCAAGACTAGATTTATGGGCTCGGTTTCACTATAAGAGTTCAATTATCACATTTCTGGGTACTATACAGGAAATTCTGTGTAATCCAGATATCACGATAGGGTTGTTATCGTATTCTGCAAGACAGGCCAAGCCGTTTTTAAGGCAGATAATGCAGGAATTCGATTCTAATGAGAAGTTAAAACAACTTTATCCTGATATCTTGTGGGAAAAACCCCGGCTTCAGGCCCCTAAATGGGCTGAAAATGAGGGAATTTGCGTTAGAAGGTATGCTAATCCTAAGGAACAGACGGTTGAGGCACATGGATTGGTAGATGGTCAGCCCACTGGTAGACACTTTGATCTCATAATATATGATGATGTGGTGGTTCAGGAGGCCGTAAATACGCCAGAACAGATCAAGAAAACTACTACTCAGTGGGAATTATCCCTAAATTTAGGCTCAACTTATAGACCTAGATTCCAGTATGCTGGCACTAGATACTCTTATGGAGATACTTACGGGACTATTCTTCAAAGGGCGGCTGTAAAGCCTAGAATTCATCCGGCCACTGTAAATGGCCAGATGGATGGAGAGCCTGTATTTCTTGAGAAAGAGAGATGGGAGGAAATTAAGAAGACGACATCAACCTATACGGTTGCTTGTCAGCAGTTATTGAATCCTATTGCTGGCTCTGATATTGCATTTAAAGAAGAGTGGTGGAATCAGTGGGAGATTCGACCGTACACTCTTAATGCATATATTATGTGCGATCCCGCGCACTCGCGTAAGCGTGAGTCTAATAGGACTGCTATTGCTGTTGTGGGTGTAGATGCAAATTACAACAAGTTTCTTTTGGATGGGATGTGCCATAGAATTTCTCTTTCAGAGCGCTGGCAATATATTAAAAATCTTAGAACAAAATGGAAAAGAGCGCCCGGAATTAGAGAAGTAAAGATCGGTTATGAAAGGTATGGTGCCCAATCCGATATTGAGCATTTTAAGGAAATGATGCGTATAGATGGAAGCTCATTTCCTATTTACGAATTAAACTGGACTGGTGGCGGTGGCTCCCAGTCTAAGCAGGATAGGATACAAAGACTGGAACCAGATTTAAAAGATGGATCATTCTTTTTTCCGTTTCCCACTGATGAGAAAAGACTAACGTCTCATCAGAAAGATTACAAAATAAAGAAACAGGAATTTTTGATCTCCAAAAAGATCATGCGAAAAGATGAGGAAGGCAAATTATATGACTTGGTTGATTGGGTAAAACGAAATGAGTATCTTTTATTTCCTACCATACACCCGGACTTTTTGGATGCACTTTCTCGAATATATGATATGGATGCGATGCCGCCTATTTCCAGAAGGCGTCAATCATTGGAACCAGAAGCAGAGGCAAGATACTAATGGCGAGGAAATTTAGAATAGGAGGAAGGAGAGCATATCCTCCGCGCAGAGTTGCCTACCGCATGACCAATGGGCAGAAGTTTTATGAAAAACAACCAAGAGCATTTCCTTACGGAACCACGCCTTATGTAGAACCATACTACTGGGTTATAGGTTATGCACAATATGACGTTATGGGAGTAGAAGATTCTTAGGAGTTAAATTATGGCAGTTACTATTGTTACAAGAGCGGGAAAAGGTTCTCCATTAACCCATAATGAGGTTGATGCTAATTTTAATAACCTGAATAGCGGCAAGGATGATACAATAAATAATCTTCCGCTTGATACGGCTATGAGCCAGT